GACATGCATTCAATCGAGGCGGAACTGGCTAAGCCTATCGGCCGCACTTACGGCCTGCGGTGCGACGCCGAGCTTGGCGATACACGGTGCGGCTATTCGCTCAGCGCCGATAGCGGCACTGTGGCGTCAGTCACCACCGCTAAGCGCGTGTTTGTCGACACTGGCCGCAGCGAGGCAGACGACTACTATACAGGCGGGAAAGTCGAATGGCTGACGGGGGCTAACGCTGGCCGCGTGATGGATGTCAAGCGCTACACGTTGGGCACGCAGACAATCGAGCTATTCGAACCGATGGCGTCTGACATCTCGGCAGGCGATACTTACGAGATCAGTAGGGGCTGCGACAAGACACTGGAAACATGCCGCGACACGTTCGACAACACGGTTAACTTTCGCGGCTATCCCTACATCCCAGGAGTGTCCGATCTTGTCGCTGGACAGACTGAGACTGGTTAGCGCGGCGCGCGACTGGCTCGGCGTGCCATATCAGCACGAGGGGCGCAGCAGGACAGGCGTCGACTGCTATGGGCTGCTGATCGTGGTTGCGCAGGAGACTGGCTTCCCGTGTCCGGTTGAGTCTGGGTATGGCCTGCGCCCGTCGCCTCGGCATATCCGCAACCGGCTGGACGTTTACGCGGTGCGCATTCGTTTTGATGAGATATCAACAGGAGACGTGCTTTGGCTCAAATATGGCGCGCAGCCGATGCACTTCGCGATTGTGAGCTGCACTGATCCCATGCGCATCATTCATTCCGATTCTGTGGCAGGCAAGGTAGTCGAACACGTGCTAGACGAACGCTGGCAAACGATGATCAGGGGAGCATATCGGGTGGTCGATAATGGCTAGGCTTGCCGTCAGTCTCGCGGGAGCAGCGATTGGCAACTTCATTGCGCCTGGCATCGGTGGACAGATCGGCTTCGCGCTCGGGAGCCTTGTTGGCAATGCGCTGTTTGCGCCTGATCTGCCGCCGCTTATCGGGCCTAAGATCGAAGACGGCAAGGTTAGCACGTCAGCCTATGGCGGAATGCTGCCAATTGTGTGGGGCACGATCGACGTTGCAGGCAACATCATCGATGCAGGCCCACTAGATACAGAACCACACTCATCAAGCCAAAGCGCGAAAGGTGGCCCGAAACAATCGAGCATTACCTACACGCAATACATGGACTACTGCGTCGCGCTGTGCGAGTCGTGCGAAAGTATCGTCAAGATTTTTGCCAACGAACAACTGATCTATGACGTGACGCCAGGGTCTTCCGCGTCGCGGCCTGAGTGGTTGGATTTTACTCTGTACACAGGCAGCGAAACCCAACTACCCGACCCGACATTCGAGGCGCTTTACGGCGTTGACAATGTGCCAGCCTATCGCGGCACGGCTTACGTCGTGTTTCGTCGGTTCCGCGTGACTGACTTTAACACTACTGCTGTCAGCTTCCGTTTCGTCGTGACCACGAACGGCACCGGATCAACCGGCACAACGACCTATGACCAAGGCGGCACTGGGTCTGCGCCTAGCATTATCCACAACGCGCACACTGATCTGATGATCGGCAGCATTAAGCGCCAGATCACTGGCGGCGGCACTGAGCAGATGCTTGTCGCCATCGATCCATACAGCAGCGCCGAGGTGTGGCGATCGTTTATTGTCGACGCTGACGTGTACGGTGAAGCGTTTTGGGTGACGCAATGCGCGTTCCCAGACACAGATCAGATCGGTGCCCGCGTGTATCCAAATAACAGCATCATTGCTGTGATGCACCGAAAAAATGTCAGTGACCCGCAAAAGCGATACCTGCGCTTTTTTTATGCAGACAGCGGGCTGCAGTTCGGGATTGTTACAATCTCGACTGGCGAATCAGATTTCAAAGTCGTCTCCTGTTATCCAGATGACGCGGTGTTCTACCAGTTCCGCAGCATCGGTGCACCGGCAACCAACTCAGTGCACAGACATTACATAACCAGCTCGTTGGCGATCACGACGCAGACGCTTGAACCGCCGGACGGCTATTCATTCGACGGGGCCAGTACGAACGCGCTATGGGTTGCTCCGGGTTCGCTGTATGGCGGGACTCGTGCCATCGTACTGGTCAGGCTGGAGAACGACAGCACTAGTGCCTATGGCATGGGTGTCTTCGAGGATTACACGCAGGGCGTTGGCGCGTCTGTGGCCTCGGTAAGCTGGCGCGACGTTGATGAGCTTTCTGCATCGTCAGGCGACCCGGTTGATGCGGTGTACGATCCTGCTGAACAGTGCTTCTTTGTGCTGTGCATGACCAACCCAGGCGTAGACACGGTTATTGCTCGTGTGTCGGTCGATGGCACGATCGAATCAGAAACCGACTGGTTGACGGATTTTTCGATTAGCGGGGCTGCATCATCGATTACGCTGGACACGACGCGCGACTTGCTTGTTGTTGTGATTGGTGGGGTTGCGTACACCTGGCCGACGTATGACGCCACTGCGACTCCTGTTGCTTACGGCAGCAGCCTGCAGGCACAAGCGCTGCAATGGCATCCCTACAGCGGCAGCCTGTTCGCTGGCCGTCGATCTGACACGGTTGATGATGTGTATTACCAATACCGGCTTGGGCAGATAACCGGAGGCGGCGAGACGTTGCAGAGTGTCGTTGAGGATATCTGCGACGCGCCAGGCACGTACCTTGAGACCGGCGACCGCGCGTGCACTGCGCTGTCTGGCATCACGGTTGACGGGTTCCGGCTATCCACGATTGCGCAGCGGCGCGCGGCGATTGATGCATTGCGCAGCGCGTACCTGTTCGACTTCGTGCCGCGTGCCGGCGTACTTACGGCGATCCTTCGCGGCGGCTCTAGTGCGGCGACATTCGACGAGGATGATATCGGGGCGCATGTCGACGGCGGGAATGCGCCGGTGCCGCTGGCAATTTTGGAATCCGCAGAGGATCGTCTGCCGAAAAAGGTCGGCGTGCGGTTTATTGACGCAAATCAAAACTACGAAGTCGGCTATGAACACGCCACGCGTTTGGCGTCTGCCGGCGGCACAGAGTCTACGATGGATGTCGCGATAGTGCTATCGCATAACGACGCGGCGCAGCTGGCATCTATCTCACTTCACGCTGCACATATCGAGGCCGAGCGCTACGAGTTCGCCGCGATGCCGTCGCTGCGTGATACCGCCGTTCCGGCTGCCGTTGTAACCGTGTCGCATGATGGCGGCACATACCCGATGCGCTTGGATACGGCCAGTATTGTCGAGGGTGGCGCTATCCAATGCGAGGGCGCGCGGCACGATGCGTCCATCTATACAGACTATACGGTCGGCGGCACCACGCGCGACCGGCTGCGCTCAGTGGCCGCGATCGGATCGACGCAACTGGTGACGCTGGATATTCCAGGACTGCGCGATGCTGATCTGCCGGCTGGCTACTACGTGGGCGGCGCGACCTATTCGCCGGAGTGGGCTGGTGCGCAGGTGTTCGATTCCGAGGATGGGGTTTCTTATGCCTCGGTTGCAACGCTCGATTCCGAGCTGACGTATGGGTTCCTGACCGCTGCATTGCCTGACGGCGACGAAACTGATCTGGGCAACACGCTATCGGTGCGCCTTGTGAGCGGCTCTCTGGCGTCGATATCAGATGCGGTCTGGCAGTCCAGCGCGGTCGAGAACTACGCGGCAATCGGCGCGCATGGACGCTGGGAGCTGATCCATTTCCAATCAGCGTCTGAGTCTGCCGGCGTCTATACGCTGTCCGGCCTGCTGCGTGGCGCGCGCGATACGATAGGGGCGAAAGGCTCAAGCGTGGTTGGCGACAAGTTCATTCTGCTGGACGCCAATGCGATGCGACGCGTCACCATGCCGGAGACGCACATCTCGGCCGCGCGCTGGCTCAAGGCGGTTACATTCGGCCGATCTGTTGACGATGCCATTGCCGTGGCCTTCACGGCTGGCGGGCGCTCTCTCAAGCCGTTTCGCCCGACATGCCTGGACGCGCAATTGAGCGGGTCCGATTGGGTGATCACGTGGGCGAGGCAGGACCGCAAGCAAGCGCGATTCATGCAGCAGCCGGCGATGTCGGAAGCATCAGAAAGCTACTCAGTTCAGATTCTCGATTACTCAGACGCAGTGATACGCACCATTACCGCCTCGGATGAAACCACGACCTACACCAGCGCGATGCAGACGACCGACTTCGGCGGCAATATCTCGCTGATCAAGTTCAAGGTCGCGCAGGTATCCGCCACGGTTGGCGCCGGGCCGTATGTGTCTGGCGTCGCTGGATCGTACACGCTGGACTATGACGCACTGGTAACGGCGCGATCTGAACTGATCGATTTTTGGCCGCTTGACGAAACCAGCGGCACCACAGCAACAAGTTACAGCGGAACGCATAACGGGACATACGTAAACGGGCCGACACTCGATAGCACATCACTTACGCTAGACGGTGCGCCCTCCGTGCGCATGAATACAAGCGGCAACGACGATTACATTAACTATACGCCGGGCGCGTGGTCTGCGGCTGTACGATGTGTCGATTTCGTCATAAGGCCGATTGCCTTTAGTGGGAATGCGCAAGACCAGGGCATTATATCTGCTAGCACAGGTCTCGGTGGGGGTAACGGATGGGCGATCAATTTCACGCAAGCCGGCAAATTGACATTCCGATCCGATCCGAGCAACGTTTACACCGGGCCTGATACAGAGATCATCAGCGACACTACGTTTATTGTTGGCAACACATACCACGTGATGGTCAACTTCGGGCCAACGATTGGTGATGATGTCGAGATTTATATCGATGGCATACTCGATAAAGCCGGCAATGTTGTGTCTACGGTAGTGTTCCCGTCAACTGCATATTTACGCGTTAGCGAGATGGGCCAGCACTTGCAATCCAACATTGCGAAACTCGGCATGTATAACGCCAACATGACGGCATACGATGCGATCATTGCAACCATTTCGGCTAAAGGTCTAACACTATGAGCATTGCATTAGGCGAAAATCCTGCCAACCCACATGCCGCCGTCAACCGGCTGGCAATCGGCGAGCTGGAAAAGGATGTAGCGGGCGGTTCCGATGTCGTGCTGACTGACACCGAGGCGCAGTATCACCGGCTGATCTTCTCCGGCACGCTGACAGCGAACATCAGCGTAATCGTACCGGCGGAGGATAAAAGCTGGTGGATCGAAAACGACACGGCCGGCGCCTTCACGCTGACGGTTAAAAAAAGCGGCGGCACTGGCGTTGCCGTGACGCAGGGCAAGCGTGTTTGCCTTGGGTACTCGACATATGCCGCTGATGTCGTTGCGTGGACGGCTGAGCTGACGGCGTGATCAGCGTCAAGGCCGATGTCAAGGAAGTGACGCGCTGGCTTACCGATATTGAGAAGCGGCAGATTCCTTTTGCCACGCGATTGGCACTGATGGATACAGCCAGGCACCTGGCAAGTGACGTGCTGCCGAAAGACATGCAGCAGATTTTCGACCGGCCAACGCAATGGACGCTGCGGGGATTCTATGCGTACCAGCCGCGCGGGAAAGAAAACCTGATTGCCTACGTCAACATCAAGGACGGAGGTTCCGCGTTTCCGTATCCTGGCGGCAAAGTTGGAACGCCCGCGTTCAAATATCTGCGCACGTTTATCCCTGGCAGTTCTGCCGCCGGCCGCAGAAGCGCTAAAGGTCACGAACGCAAGCTGCGCGCGCTTGGAATCCTTGGCACCGATGAATACACGGTGCCGGGCAAAGACATGCGCCTAAACCAGTTCGGAAACATTACCGGCGCCACATACAGCAAGATACTGGCAGACGTGCAGGGTTCTGATATTGGCATTAGTCAGGGTTACGGGCAGGCAACAACCAAGCGCGGGAAGAAGCGTTATTTTTACAGTCCAAACCTGCGGCCGCGTGGCATCTATGAGCGCACTGGCCGCAGGTCTTTAAAAGTCGCGCTGCTGTTCGTCAAGTCTCCGAGATACCGCGCAATATTTGATAAGGATGCGCTCGCGGCCAGGGCGGCATTCTCGTTTTTCCCAGGCAGGATGCGCGCTAGGCTTGCGCAGGCACTCAGGACGGCGCGCTAGAAATTCCCGCCACGCCGCTTAGCCGGCCCACGATTCACAATATTGTCGCGCTCAATGCGCACATCTGGCGGCGCCTCGATTCCTATGCGCGCCTGCTTACCCTCAACGCCGAGGATAACGACCTTGATGTCTGGCCCGATCGTTGTCGACTGGCCTGGGTTTCGGGTGATGATTAGCATGATTCGTCGCGCCAATCATTAAAGCCGGCGTGCATTGTCGGGTACATTTCCAAAATAAGGCCGGCCTGTTCTTTGCTAAGCCCATATCCTTCAAGATCGCGCGCTGATAATTCACCAAGTAGTTTGAAAAGCGCCATCGATTCATCGTTGGATAAATGAGCCTCTGCTTTTACGTAAAATTCCATACTATTTACCCTCCATTTCATTAGCTATCCTGGCGATTCGGTCGGTGGTGGTTGGTTTGCACTCGCGAAACTCCGCCGTGACCTGACTAGGGCACCAGCGCCAAAAGTCGTACAGCGCAGCCACATCGCCTCGCAGCAAGTCGATTTCCTCGCTCGCCCTGCGCATGGTGTTGGCAAAGTCTTCTATCTGATTTGCGTCCATTGTTCCCTCGTTTCTGCCTATTTCGCTGTTGGGCACCTTTACGCGAATCCATCGCCACTTCGCACCAAAACCCAAACACCGTCACCTTGGCGCTGGTATTCGGCCTCATACAGCGGCGCGAAAAAGTAAATTCGCCAGTCGTGTTCCGGGTCTGCCGCCGCCATTTCCTCTACATCTGCCACCTTCGGAAAATCCTCTTCTTCGTGGCCTTCTTGCCAGAGTATTTCGCCGTCTCGGCTATAGCCTGCGCTCCCAAACCCAACGGCTATGCTCCGTTCCATTTCCAAGTCACTCCGCGCACCACATCCACAAGTCAGGCGCGCTATGCTTCCTTCAACCGCTGGCAGTTTCTCAAACATCGCTTTTCCTCTCCGGGCACCATGCCCAACAATCCAATCAAGCCGACCGGCTACATGCCGCTTCGCGTCATTCCGCCGTCGGCTTATCGCAAGCGTTATGCACCATCCCCGCCACCACTCACCTCAAACTCCACCGCCTTGATCGCTCCGGCAAGCGTGTCCTGCTGCGTCTTGGTGAGCGTCTTGTAGATCGACCGGCCAGCGTCTTGCAGCAGTGCCAGCGACTCGGCGTCCTTGCACTCGGCAAGGTCGCGCATGAGGTCGTCGTAGGTCCAAGGTGACGGCGCCTCGATAACCTCGCCGGTTTCCATGTCCACGTCCTGCGCAGGCTGTGCGGCCGCCTGCTTAGATTTCACCTTGTCCTTGACTGACTGGGTGCGGGTTACGGTTGGCGCGTCCTGGACGACCTGAGCCGGACCCATGTCGCGCTCGACCGCTTCGAGTTCATCTGGGGTATAGACGCCTAGGATCACGTCCGGGGTATACAGCCGCGCCCACTTCTTCACGGCCAGATAGGCCAGTTGCTGTGCCGGGTCTGTCTTCCACAGTGGCGAGTTCTTCGTTGTCTGCTTCGCCGCATCAACCCATTGGCCCCAGGTAATCGCTGCTTCGCCAGCAATGACGGCGCCGACGCGGCACTTAGTGTCGCCTTCCCATTCGTATTTGAAGCGGCCGACAATCGCCCGGCTGCTACTTACCACGGCGTTGACAAGCTGCGCCTCATACCCAAGCGTACCGTTCACAAGGTGCGTCTTCTGCGCCACTGCAAACGGGTTCATGCGCCATTGCGCGGCCTGCATCGCTACGGCCATGCAATCTGCAGGAGCGCCCTGCAAATGCGCGGGGACCGTGGACTTGCCTTTGCTCATCTGCAACGCGAAGTGTTCAAGCGCCTGCATCATTACAGGCTGGAACAGCATATCGTCTGTGCCGACGCTGATGTTTTGCTGTGCAGGTTCGTTCAATTCAACCAATTTTGTGCTCATTTTATGCTCCGTTTATGCTCTGTTTTTGCTCACTTCATCCGCGCCGAATGCCGAAACGTGACGTATTCGGACGGCTCAATAATTGATCGATACGTTAGGAATGCCGCCTGACTTTATTGCCGCAACGATGGCTTCAGCAGACCCGCCCGTGTCAATAACAAACTGGATTGCGCCGGTTGCATCGCGCTCAACGCTATCGCGATGCCGCTTATTGGCAGCCCTCTTGGCCTCAATTGCGGCCCTTGCTGCTTCTTCGTCGGCGATCCGCTTACGCTCTGCCTCGGCTGCTGCTTTCTCTGCCGCCCTCTGGCGCTCTTCAGCCGCTTTTGCATCTGCAATGCGGCGTGCCTCCGACTCGGCCGCCTCACGCTTTGCCTGCTCCGCTGCGCGTTCTGCGGCGATAATGGCCAACCGCTGACGCTCTGCTTCAGCCTTCGCCTTTGCCTGCGCTTCCGCCTTCTCTCGCTCCGCCTTCTCGCGGGCCGCTATTTCTGCGCGCTCTGCGGCCTCTCTTGCTATTCTTTCTTCGCGCTCCGCTTGGGCTTTGCGCGCAGCCTCTTCAGCGGCTATCCGCTTGCGCTCAGACTCCTCTGCATCTGCGATCGCAACCTTTACGGCATTTATCGCTGATGTGCGCGCCGCGTCCGCCTCGTTGATGAATTTGGAAAACGAAATGTCGATCGTGATGTCTTCCAGTTCCGCAAGCCGCTCGCGCAACTCGTCAAGCGAGCCAATAGCCGGGGCGGCCATTGCTGCAATTCGCGCCTTAATGGCGTCTTCGTGCGCCTTCTCGGCCTCTTCAATTTCAGTCAATGGCCTGCGCACTTCATCGCGCAATGCGTCTAGTCTGTCGCGAATCGTTGCGCGTTGCTCGTCGATGACCTTTGCCTTTGCTTTCAGATCGGCAACGTGGGATTTGCCGATACTTTCCAGAAATGCTTTTGACCTTGAAACGGCATAGGCGTTGCTTGCTACGGCTTTGCGTCCCTTATCGGTGCTGACATCCGCGACCAGTGAACGCGCGCGTTTTTCGATCATGTCCAACACGCCAGGCAACGCGCCTGCGTCGAATAGTTGTACGGCCGTATACTCGGAGAGATTGGCCGGAATCATGTCTGTCGCCATCACGTATTACCCCTTTTCAGAAAAACGAAAATTAACGTAGCTTGTCGCCTGCATTTCGAATGCCTTTTTGCTAACAAGCCTGCGGCTGTATGCTCCATCCACGCCGAGAATTCTTGCGGTGGCAGCGTTACCCATCAGCTTCAGCAGATGTGCCCGCGCGCCGTCTGCGATAGCTTGATACCTCTTGGCATGATCGGCGGCATCCTGCAGGACGGCGTGCCAATGCGCCGCATCAGATGGCAGCAATACCTCGCTGCCATCTGTGCCTGCGTAGCATCTGCGCAGCACGTCGCCAGCCGTCTTGTGGTCCGCGTCGATCTCTGGCGGCTCGCCCTTCAGTACGTGGTTGCGCCAAAAGTCGTGGGTGGTCTCGATGATCAGCTCGTCCATTTCCGGGTCGCGCACCAGCGGATAGGTGCGCAGCTCGTCCATGCCGATCATTGCGGCCACCTCGGCTGCGTCATAGTCGAGTACCAGCATGTAGGCGTGCGGTTGCGGCAGGTAGTAATCTGCCACCTCGTCCGTACCAGTCGCGCCCCAGCGGCTAGCAAGGTAGTTGGTAACAGTCTTGATCTCGACCACCTTGCGCTCGCCTTCCACCTTGCGGTCGATATTGGCAATCAGCCATTCGTACTTAGGGTGCCGGTGCATCTGGTTTGATCGGCGCAGTTTCGTGCCGGTCTGCTGCGTGTAAAGCTCGGCTACGGCATCCTCGAAGATCGATCCGCGCGCTGTAGCGAAGCCGTCAACCTCTCGCGGCTGGTAGCCGTGCGCCTCGATCAGATCAGGCCGCTTGTCGTAAAACACATCGATGGCCTGGGCGTATGGGTTGATGCCCCATATCGCGGCGATGTCTGAGCCCCCGACGCCGGTCAGGCGGAATTCTCGTTGTTCGTTGGTTAGCATGTTGTCTCCGTTTGGTTGCTGCCTATCACCTGATTTCGGGTATTAGGCAGCGCGGATTCTGCCTATTTCACTGTTAGGCGTCCAAGTCACAGCAGCAAGTATCCTCGCCGCAGTCGTGACAGTAGTCGCCGAACTCTGGTTCTTCGTCGCGCTGATATACTGGATCGCCAGTGTCCAGCCACCTTTTTACCCCGTCTCTGCCAATTACCCATCGACGTGATAGCCCAGTTTCCGTGTCGATGGTCATTCCGAATCCACCAGTGATTGCCATTACCAGTCCCCATGTTCGCCGCATGTCGGCGGCTCGCAATTTCTGCATGAGCATTTATCGCCGTGCAATCTCCGGTGCAGGCTACGGATTTCGTTTTCCAGTTCGAAAATTCGCGCGTGCAATTCTGGAATTGTCACGCCTTCCAATTGCTCGCATACCCGGATGCGGGAGGCGGCCCATTCTGGCTCATCGCGAACCATCTGATGCAGTAGCTTTTTACGGCCTTCAGTGTCCTGATAGGTCATTTCTACGCCTAACAATGCGTTCTTGCCGTTCGTCATTTCATTCCTCACTAGGACGCCCGCCTGCGGCGTGCGCCTCAAAACTTGGGCGTTAGCCGCACACAGCCGAAACCATGTGCGGCTATTGGTTATGCGACTTCCTGCCAATCTTCCGCCAGAATGTCAGCCTGTGATGCAAGCCAGCCGGGCTGGTGCGTCTGTTGGGCGGTAAACATGCAGATCACGGGGTCGTAATGGCGAGTTGTGCCCTTCTCGATGCCCGCTGCAAGAGGAAGGTGTCGGCCCTCTTCCAGATACACATGCATACCTTTGCCATTCCAGCCTTCACGCTGCACCAGCTTGCCCGCCTTCATTGCTTCAATCGCTTGTCCAAAATTCATTGCTTAAAACCTCAGCGGCTAACAAGAAATTCCAGGGTGACGCGGTGTAGTCCGCGCTTCGCATCTGGCCGCATTCAGCGCGCCCCTGAATAAAGGCGTTAGGCAGATTGGACAACATCCAATATTGCTGCCGCATCCAATACTCCAATCGGCTCAAGCGTTCGGCGCGCTCGCTTCTGCCATTCTTCTTTCAGCCGTTGAATATCATCCCATCCGTACCGGTGGCCGGATGGGAGAAACGCGATCACAACCCGTTCTCCGCACTCCGGCCTATCGCCATTCAACACCGCCGCACCGTGCGGTCCAATCTCGAAATCCAGGCCAAGCGATGCGTCGGCCAGATTCACATAACCCCATGTCTCATCGCACATCAAAAACTCCTATGCCTAACAAGGCGCTCAAATCGGACGGCTGACGCCGCCGTTTAGCTTGGCGTTAGGCGGTCAAAGCCTGCGGCTGATAGGTTTCGATGTACTCGCGGTGATCTGCTCGCACCTCGCCGAATGCCGGACAGAAACCCAGCGCTCTAAGCGACTCTCGCAAGTCCTCGCATTCCTCGCAGGTCACGAAGGTTTCGAATTCACCATTCCACATTCCCGTTGTCTTTTCGTACACCTCTCCCGGCGTGATCACCCGGTCGCACTCGTAGCACTTGTGCGCCTTCCTCGCCGTAACATGCCGAGTCGTCATAAACTCCGGCCCATCGTCGCATCCGCATGTCAGTCCCATTTCAGGCTCCTGCGCCTAACAAGGCGCTCAAATGGACGGGCTACGCCCGCCGTTTAGCTTGGCGTTATGTGCCTTTATACGGCACCACATTTTCCAGTTCTCGTTTCACCCCGCCGCTCTCCCTGAACTCGCGCCACATCAGCGCATGGCCTGGGCAGTAGTGGATCTCCGGCGCAACCTCGAAAGCGTGGCCGTGGCACAGCGGCATGTCGCACGTCTTACCGTCGCCCACTGGGTAGTCGCACAGGTACGTTCCCACATCGCCACAATTCGCATCACCGCAATGATGGCCAAGGTCTCCGCACAAAAAGCCCTTGCCTCCGCCCTCAAGATGTATCGTGTAACAAGCCATAGCGTCTCCAATCGGCACATAACCATTCGATCAAGCGCGACCCTTCGGTCGCTGCGCGCCCTCGGGCCGCTTATCTAATCGTTAGGCGGATTTCCGCCGATAGTTACGCGCGCAGGACGAGCGCAACCAAATAACCGCCGCCCACAAATCCCACTCACCGGACTGCAGTTTCTCCCATGCCTCTTTGGCTGCGATGTCGTCGGCGATGTAGCATTCAGACGCCTGCTTTGCCGTGGTGACTTGGTTCTGCCCGCCTCTTGCGGACTGCCTGACAAACCGCGGAATGTCGTCGATCACTTCCCCATCCTCTTAAGTATTGGTGTCGCGATGTACTTGTCGATCACGCAGCCGATGATTGCCGCCACCGCTGCTGCAACGATCATTGCTGCCAGTCCGATCAAGCCGCCGAGGAATTCTGTGTCCATTACTCCCCCTTGCCACGCAGGGCGTTTATCAGCATCTCGTGCACAAACCAGTAACCCATGTTGTCGGCCACGCTTGCGGCCTGCTGCATCGTGTTGCGAAGTCGCTCATTCTCCCGCTCCAGACGGGTCATGTTTTGGTGCTGCTTCCACATGATCCCGCCGGCTTCTAGGCCGAATTGTGCGTAGGTTTCTGGAATGTCGCTCACTTCTCCCCTCGCCGCGCAGTGCGGCATCATTCCAATTTTGTGGCGTGTCCGGTGGATTCATTTTCTCGTTGATATCTTTAAGGCAATGCTTCCATCCAATCTCATATGCGTGCAGTACTGCTTTCTGCACTGCATAAGTCCATTCCTGTTCCGGTATGTCCCAGACATTCCACCCGTTGATGAATGGGGCAACACATGATTTGCCATGCATATTCTCGCGGTATTGGATTTCGAGTTTCATTTACCCATCCACCATCTGCAAAAGAGCGGCCTTTCTTATACGCTCAACCGCGGCGTTATGAATGTCGGCAAAATGTTCTGCGTTTGGCATTCGAATGAGTGGAGCAAGCGATTGCGCAGCATCGGTAATCAATGCCATAAGTCGCTCATTCTCCGCCCGCAGCTTCTCGATCTCATAGCCGGCCCAATCGGCAATCTCATAGAGATCCAAGTCCTCACCTTCTGGGCTGCCTGCTAAAATATATTGATTATATGCTTCGTTGCTCATCATCCATTCCCCCTCTCAATCACAGCCGGGCACAGCCACATATCGCGGCACATGCACTCAATCCCATCGTTGTGCCAATAGTAGCCATCGCCAGCCGGTAGCCGCTGCTCTGATCGGTGGCCGTACATGCAGGTTTGGCAGCGTTCGTCTTCGGATTCGAAGATTGCTTGGGCTTCGTCGTTAGTCATGTTGCCTCCGTTTGTTATGAGTACCGCTCGGCCGTCCAAGCGTCCCAGTCAAAGTCGCAGCCTTCATCGCCCCTACAAATCTCTGGGGTCTGCTGACACTTCGGACACTCTGGTTCCAGAATCAACACCTTCGTCCCTGGCGGAAAGTGCTTCGCGGCAAGCTCCAACGCGTCTGAATAATCCGAATCCATGTCGCCCTCAGCGAAGCTGTGCCATCGATGGCGCATCTGGTCGCACGTCTCGCCGCCGTATATGTCGGGCGACATCTCTGCCCACATCGTTTGTCGGTAATCGTTATCCATATCCGCTACTCCGCCTGCCGCCGAAGATAGTTCGGCAGATCGTCAATCGTCAGCTCCCCAAGGTGATCGTCCAGCGGTTCGAAGTGGATAGCAGGCTTGATAACGCGCACCTCAGTTCGGAGCTGGTCTGCGTACCCTTGTAGCAAGATCGCGGCTGCACGGGCCTTAGATGCCGCCATGGAGTACATGCCGCGTGCTTCGGCTGCCAGGGCGTCGCGTAATAGTTGCTGTGCGTTGTTGCTCATTCTGTTTTCCCCTACCAAATCCCAATCTCAACCATGATCAGCGCAAAGCCGATCGCGCTGGCCATCACGACGCCGGTCGTTACCAGCGCCGTTTTGATGATGAAGTCGGTCATGCCGCAGACTCCTGTGCAAACACGCCCAAGGTCGCGAGCATCGATCGCAACTGATCGGCTGCCGCGTCGCGGTTCAGGTAGCACTCGCCGGCGTACAGGCGCACATGGTCAACGGAGTCCGAGTAAACCTGATCGGCTCTCAATACGCGCACATGAAACAGATCGACGTGGCCGGCGTATTCGGTAAACACGTGATACTTGCCGGCCTTCGTGATCTCGATCGCGCGGATCGTGATCATGGCGCACAGCTCTGCGTTGTCTGCGAATAGTGTTTTGTTGCTCATTTCCGCACCTCGTCAGTCACAACTATCGTGTTCCGCACGGCAGATGTTTCAACGTCTCCGTCTGTCAGTGGGCAGTTGTCGCTGTCCACAATCACAGGTTCGTCGCTGCCGCTCTCGACTACGCCGTAGGTTTCGCCGTTGAACTCGTATCCTGTGCCGTAATCAGTCCCGCTAAGTTCAAACCAGTAAGTGGTGCTTTCTTCCTGCCAGTTCTGATCTGTCTCGATGAATTTTGCAGTTGCGTTGCTCATTTCCGTTTCCCCGCTCCGTTTTTGCTTTCGACGGTGGAATTAAAGTAGGTGTCTGGTAAATAAAGAAATGTGTTGGTTTATTCTTTGTCAGAAAAATTGATCTTTACCGCCCACTGGGACGAGAGGCTGTCGATCATTCCGTCCACAAGCGCTTTGGCGATGACGGAATGCTTGGTTTTCAACTGCCTTTCAATCTGCTCTTTTATTTTAGGTCGCATCTGTTCAGCCATTTCGTTTATTACGTCACGGGCAACCTCAACGATTTTTCTCCGTGCGAGCACCTCGGCGATAGGGTATTTGTTATATGAATCGTAATTGCTGATCTTCCCGCTTGCGTCGACTCTCACAGCAAGCGCCTGCGCGACGGCCTCCTCGATCATTTTTCCGCCATCACCAAGGGCGGCAGTGATTGATACCGCAACAGCCTCTCGAATGTATGGCTCGAGAACTGAATTAGGTATTGGAAACTGCATGTTTTCGTTACTCATCTGTTGGTCCCTCTGTGTTATGTGGTTGTGCCGTATCTCATGCGCGGATCGTGATCAGGGCGCACAGTTGGGCGTTGTCTGCGAATTCGGCGTTTCCGTTTTTGCTTTCGACGGTTAGATTAAAGCAGGCTTGAAAGATTAAAGCAAGCTTGAAATGCACTTTTTTTTGTGCCAGAGTTCAAGGCATGCATACAGACTCCCAATTGATCGACACCCTCGGCGGAACTTCGGCCGTTGCAAGGCTGTGCGAGGTGACGCCCCAAGCTGTTCACCAGTGGCGCCTAGACGGGATCCCGAAGGCGCGCAGGATGTACCTGGAGGCGGTGCGGCCGGAGCATTTCGAGCGGCCGGCGCACGTCAATCAAGCATGAAAATTCTTCTGGATTGCTCGCCGCGAAAAATTGCCGAGTATTCGGCTCGATATGGCTATGAGTTTTGGCAGCTGCGCACGCCGCTAACACGCAATGCGCTGGCCGGGGTTCCTTACGCGCTCGATAACGGGTGTTTTGCCAGGTTTGAGCGCAGCGCATGGATGCGTCAGGTCGAGGAAGCGCGGAGGGTGCGTCCGCTATTCGTCACGCTACCCGACATTGTTGGCGATGCACGCCGGACGCTTGATCTGTTTGAGCATTTCTACGACCACACTCGCGGCGTGCCGCGTGCACTGGTGCTGCAGGACGGGATCGGCCAGCACGCTATTCCCTGGGCGCAACTCGACGCCGTTTTTGTCGGTGGATCGGATGCATTCAAGACCGCGCCGGAAGCAATCAACGCATGTCGGGCCGCTAAGATGATGGGCAAATGGGTACATGTTGGCCGCGTGAATACAGCCAGCCGGGTGCGCAATTGGATCGGACTTGCAGACTCAATCGACGGCAGTGGCATCAGCAGATTCGATCACATGCTTGAGGATGTTTTAGCGATGATCCGAGACGAGCATCCGCAGCAGGCACTGATTGCATGATCATCCCCAAGTTAGCCCGCTACGGCGGGCATTTTTTTGGATAACTGACGATGCGGGTATTGGTAGCGTGCGAGTACAGCGGTAGGGTGCGCGATGCGTTTCTTGCACTTGGCCACGACGCGATGAGCTGCGACATGCTGCAGACTGAGGTTCCTGGCCCGCATTATCAGGGCGATGTGTCGCACATCCTTGGCGATGTCTGGGATTTGATGATTGGGCATCCGCCGTGCACACACCTTGCCGTATCCGGTGCGCGGTGGTGGAAAGACAAGGCCGCAGAGCAGGCGCTGGCGCTTGATTTCGTGCGCCTGCTGATGGATGCGCCGATTCCAAAAATAGCCATTGAGAACCCGATTTCGAGAATCTCGACGGCAATTCGAAAGCCTGATCAGATCATTCAGCCGTGGCAATTCGGACATGGTGAGACGAAGGCGACATGCCTTTGGCTTAAAGGACTGCCGAAGCTGACGCCGACGAGCGTAGTGGCAGGACGGGAGGCGCGAGTACATCGGATGCCGCCGTCACCCGATCGATGGAAAGAGCGCAGCCGAACCTATCAGGGGATCGCTGACGCAATGGCGGCACAGTGGGGGAACGAATGACTAGCAAACACGCACTACCCAGCCACCAGGCGCGCAAGAACAGCCTCAATTCGCCGTGGCGAAAGGGGCCGACATGCAAGACGGACAAGGCTAAAAAGAGCTGGCAGCGGTTGCAGGATGAGCAGAAGCAATGAGGAGATATATAGGTGGATGATCTGATTTACCGACTTAAACAGCTTGGCGCGGGTTTTTACGCAAACCACTGTGAGCCGCAGGCAATGGTTATTTACGAAGCGGCGCGCGAAATTGAGCGGCTGATTGATGATTCGGCCAGAGTTGACTTTCTCGAATCCATTGCCGTGGATCTGGCCACAGTCAATGAACTTGGGCAGCGCGCGGTAATACTTTTTGCGCCGTATGACGGCGACAGGCCGCCCACGGTGCGCGAGGCGATTGATAAAGCTAAAGCCGCCGCCAAATGACACCGCAACCCAACTGGACAGTAGGCAATTTCAACGCCTGGGTGGAAGAATGCAAGACATCAACGGAAAAGAGTTTGATCCGTGTGAAGGTGAAAAACGCATGGGGCCAGGAGCATTGCGGCATCGAGCCAACCAGTTGCGAGATATGGCGGATGCACTGGATGAACTGGCCGCACAGACTGACGGCACGCTGAGTGCCAAAGCGGATGTGGCGTTGTTTGAGTTGGTGATTAACCTCAAGGCCATTTAACAGCGAAATAGGCATCCAATGACAGCCCGCAACAGCTGGACAGTAGGCAACTTCAATGCATGACATCAGCGCGCGTGTATCCGCATTATTTGTGCAGCCGGATGGCTGCTATGCGGGGATCGCGGGAATCGACGCTTGGCCGGAGGCTCGAGACGCGCGGCGCTACGATGGCCCGTTACCCGTAGTGGCGCACCCTCCGTGCCAGTTGTGGGGCGCAATGGCGAACGTGAACTATGCGCGGTGGGGCGGAGAGCACAACAAGCCGGGAAATGACGGCGGATGTTTCGCCGCCGCGCTGGCCGCGGTGAACCTATGGGGCGGCGTACTCGAGCACCCGGCAAAAACTCGAGCATGGGCCGCGCACGGACTCGAGAAGCCCACCGGAACAGGCTGGCAGCGCTGCGGAATTGGTTGGGTATGTGAGGTGTGGCAAAGCGCCTACGGGCACCGGGCAAACAAAGCGACATGGCTTTATTACCGAGGCGAGAATCGGCCATTTGAGATGCTATGGAACAGGCCGACAGGCACTCATCAGATAGGTTTTCACGATCAGCGAGGTAAGGCCGCCAATAAGCCAACGCTCGGTAAGCGTGAGTCAAACGCAACGCCTATAGCGTTTCGTGACGCCCTAATCCAACTCGCAATGCACGCCGGAAAATGACTCCATCACCGAACTGGACAACCGGCAACTTCAACGCCTGGGTCGAAGCCGGCCAGACACGCGACGAGCGAAAAAAGAGGCTGTCGCAGGTGCCGGAGCAGTGGCGGAAAGATGTCGAAATCCACGTGAAAACGGTGTTTAGCTTGAGGCGGTGGCAGGCGCGGCAGATGAAGAAGGCAAAGAATAATGGCCGGTGACTGGATCAAATTCGAAACGTCGACGCTAACCAAGCCGGAAGTGCTCAAGCTGGCGCGAATAACCGGCCTGGATCGCCATGCCGTAGTCGGCCGTCTGCTGGTTTTCTGGACGTGGTGCGACACGAATGCTGTAGACGGTGTTGTAGACGCATGTGTAGACGCTACTGTAGACGCACTTGTAGACGCACAAGGTTTTGCACAGGCACTGCAGCAAGTCGGGTGGCTGCAAATCGACAACGGCACTGAGCGACTGACAGTGCCAAGATTCGATAGGCACAACGGAAAAAGTGCGAAAAATCGCGTACTTAAGACGGAAAGACAAGCCAAATGGCGAGCGTCGTCAAGCGCGAAAACTGTAGACGCTTGTGTAGACGCACCACCGTCTACCAGAGAAGAGAAGAGAAGAGATATAAAAGAAATACCTACTGACGTAGGTACAAAGAAAGCCACATTTCGCAAACCAACACCGCCAGAAGTCGCCGCGTACTGCACCGAGCGCGGCAACGGAATCGACGCACAGGCATTTTGTGACTACTACGAATCCGTCGACTGGCATGTAGGCAAAAAGCGCATGAAGGACTGGAAAGCAGCGGTGCGCACATGGGAGAAACGCAATGCAGACAATTCGCGAGCTAACGCAAGCCGCAGTAACGGCGGCAGCAAATCCAAAACCGAGCAATTCTTCGATTCCGTCAAAGCCTATGCTGCCATCGACGTGGACAGCGGCACTGTTTGCCAAACTGCAAGCGCGTTACGGCCACAAGTGGTCGAGCTGCTACCCGGCAGACTTGGCAAAGATCGCAATGGATGAATGGGCTATCGGGCTTGGCGGCATGTCAGGCGAGCAGATACGCACCGGGCTGGATACTTGGGACGAGCCCTGGCCACCTTCGTTGTCTGAGTTTCGCGCCGCTTGTCGTGGCCATACTGACGGCTGGGAGCACCGCAGTCAGGCATACAAGCCATTCACGCCAGCACTGCCAGCGCCTAGACTGGCGCCGGATGTCGTGGAGCAACGAATTGCGCAACTTCGGGAGGCGCTGAAATGACATGCCTTTCCTGCGCCCACTTCCGCGCCGCAATCGGCGAGCCTGACTTCTGCGCTGCTGCACAGATCACCCCATTCGGATTTCCGGCCATCGGCAATGAATGCCGCATGTTTGACTATGAGCCTGGGAGCTTAGAAAACGAAGATGCAACCGAGGATGCAAGCAATGAGCATTGAAATCTCCGCCGCAAACGCGGTAAACGATGGGCAAATTTCAACGATCTCGAAAAAGCAGGGGCAATGTACCAACCCGGCACAAAAAGCCCGGAAAATCGCCGCGGAAGGCCGCAAGCCGAGTGCGCATCTGGCCATCAAGGTGAAATGCTGGAACTGCATGGGCGGAGAGGCTGACACCTGGGACGCCGATACACGCCGCAATATCCGGGAATGCACATGCGGGCCGAAGTCCGATTTCCCGTGCGCGCTGCACCCGTATAGGCCATATCGATGAAATGCACAGAACGTGGATGCTGCAATGAGGCGGATGGGTTTAGCACTAAATGCCAGCTGCATACCATGAGCATGGGAAGGCAAACGATTAGCAACGACGTCGAGCCGAAAGAGGCGCTGCAATAGGCGGTGCGGTTTCTCGAGTACGCGCTAATGCATCCGAGCAACTGGAGCAGGAAGGACAACACGAAGATGGCGTATTGCTTGGAGAAGCGGAGGGAGGTGGTGAAGCATGATCGCAATTAGCCTGCCATGGCCGCCGAGCATGAATCACTATTGGCGCAGGGTTGGGCATCGGACGATCATCAGCAAGGAGGGCAGACAGTACAGGCAAACGGTTGCCGAGCACGTGTCTGCCAACAGAATGGCGCTCAGGCTGGATAGCAGGCTAGTGGTGACGATTTCTGCCTATCCCCCTGATCGGCGTCGGCGCGACATCGATAACGTCTTAAAATCGCTCCTAGACGCTCTGACGTATGCAGGCACTTGGCAAGACGACGAACAGATCGACGATCTGCGAATAGTCAGGGCTGGCGTTGATTCGCCTGGACGGGTTGATGTCGTGGTTTCGACATTGGAGGGCGAGGCGTGACACTGCGCGACATCGTTTGCATGGTGAATACGAGAACCTGCGAGAACTGCGGCTCTGATATTGCACACAAGCAGGCGTCTGCAAGATTTTGTAGCAAGGCTTGTTATCGGGTGGTTTACAAGCAAATTAATGCCGAAAAGTTGCGATCGTATGCGCGGGAAAGGCAGAAGGCATTGCGCGATGCTGATCCATCAAAATACAATGCCAAACAGCGCGAATGGAAGCAGAACAACAAAGACAAGATCAGAGCGTATCGCAGGCTGGCCGCTGAAAAACAGGGGAAAGCATATTGCGCGAAACCCACGCCGACAGAAGGCCAGATAGATCGCGCAGCCAAGGATAATGCGCTACAAGCTTGGAAGTATTGGATGACCGAGAAAGCCCCTACATGGTGGCTAGATTGCTACTGGCAGTCCACAGGCGAACCGTGGAAAGATCCGAGACTCAATGAAGCGGGCAGGTATCGCGTCCGCTATGCCAATGACACCGACTTCATGCTCGCCGAAAGGCTAAGGCGGCAAGAGACGAAGAAGCGCAAACGTGATGGCATATCAGAACTGATTCGCGGGGCGATACGCAGAGACGCAGAAAGCCGCACTATTGAGATTAGACTTGGTTATTCAATAGCCGAACTTAGACAACATCTTGAGCGGCAATTTACTCGCGGCATGTCGTGGGAAAAGTTCAAGGATGGCGACATTCACATTGACCACATCATCCCACAGGCGTCGTTCGATTTGAGTGATGACGACCAGTGGCGCAAGTGCTGGTGCCTGTCAAACCTGCGTCCGTTGTGGGCTAGAGACAACCTGGCCAAGAGTGGCAAGGTATTAACGCTTTGTTAATCAATAACTTAGGTTCTTCCTGGGGGTTTTTGCGATGCGAGTATTTCGATC